TTTGTGTACAAGGGTGTGCCGCAGGTTGAGGTACGTTTTGAGATACCCCTTCCGATCGAGAACGCTACTGCCCCAGACGGCAAACCTTATGATGAGGTTTCTTACACAGGCACAATCGACCGTGTGGTAATTGACGAAGATGATCGTCTTTGGCCGCTAGATTATAAAACAGCTAAAGCGTTCAGCGTTACACATTTCGAAACCGATCCGCAGATCACGGCTTATTGTTGGGCAGCCTCTGTTCTATACCCCGGTTATCAAGTAGCGGGTTTCATTTATCAGCAGCATCTGAAAGCGGTCCCAGAAAAGCCACAAGTTCTAAAAAATGGGCGCCTTAGTCTTAATAAGAACCAGTTTACCAGCCATAGGCTATACCGTGAAGCTCTTATAAACCTATATGGAACGGTAGACAACGCCCCTACAGAAAATGTGAACTTCCTAAATGAACTAGCACAACAAGAGTCCCCTGACGAAGACAGATATATAAGGAGGGACTGGGTCGAGCGCAGTAGAGAACAGCTAGAGTCCGAAGGGGAGAAGATCCTGATGGAAGTCGTTGATATGCTGGACTCTGAATTGCCTTTTTACCCCAACCCTACTAGGGATTGTGTTTGGGATTGTGCTTTTACCGGTCCCTGCTTGTTGTTCGATTGTCATGACGATTTTGAGTATGAATTGAAAGCTACAACTGTTCCTAGAAGCAAAACCGATGACTCTTGGCGCAAATACCTCAAATCCTAACACAAGGAGCCTTCATGCCAGCACCTACTCCAACAGCAAAGCCTGTCGTTAGACCAGCCGCAAAACCAGTAGCACGCCCAACTGTAGTTACAGGCAGTACAAAAATCACACCGGTTGCACAGACACCACACAGCCCAGCTGTACCACAAACACTTCCACCTTTTTGCATTCAGACCCGTGAGGATAGAGAGAAGCATAAGTTTCTCAAACTTTTGGTCTATGGTGATTACGGTGTAGGTAAAACCTTCTTAGCGGCTACGGCTTCCGAAATTGCGTCCATGAATGATGTGCTCCTTCTCAACGCCGAGTCAGGAGAGTTGACAATCGACTCTTTGGAAAAGAAGCTTAATGCGGCCTCTTTAGCTGCGAGTTTTGAAAAGATCGACACTGTACCGATTCCCGATTACAGAACCATCTCGGAGGTGTTTAAGTTTCTTAAGTTACATTGCAAGTACAGAGACCTGAAGAGCCCGGAAGCTGAAGCGCGTCTCCGCGCTATGCAGTCGCGGCTGACTGGGGTTCCTGCTGAGCAGATCAAAACACCTAAGAGGTATCGTACAGCAATCATAGATTCGCTTTCCGAAGTGGAAGCTTATTGTATGAATCAGCTGCTAGGCGTTTCGGAAACTACGGAGCTGCACGAAGAAGTTGCCTCAGCAGAGTGGTCCGAATACAAGAAGCAGCATAGTATGGTGCAACGCTTAGTACGTGCATACAGAGATCTTCCCATGCACGTTGTTATTATTTGCGCACGCTCATACATTCAAGACGAACAGAAGCGTATGTTATTTTCTCCAGCACTTACAGGCAAGTTGAGTAGCCAGGTGCAGGGATTCATGGACATGGTAGGATACTATGTGTTGGGCAATCCAAAGGATGATGGTACAATCCCGCGTAGATTGTATGTACAGCCTGTAGGGAAGTTCAGCGCCAAATGTAGATTTTCCAATTATAGGGGAGCCTACTTTGATGATCCTACTATGGGGAGCATTCTACAGCAAGTAGGACTGCTCAAACAGTAAACCCTAAACAACCCCTAACAAATCAGGAGACTATTATGGCAACAGTAAAAGTAGTAGCTAAACCTGCAGCGAAAACGGTAGCTAAACCCATGGCCAAGAAACCGGCACCCGTGGAGGAAGAGATCGATGAGGTCGAAGAAGCGGACGAAGGAGATGCAGGAGTCAGCTTTGAAGATGATGCTGATATGGGGGAACTCGTGGATCTTAGCGGAACCGAAGAAGATGCAGGTTTCGAACTGTTACCTAGAGGAACCTATCCAGTCGTGGTCGATGAAGCTGAGTATGCGATCAGCTCAAACGGCAACAAAATGATTTCGTTGACGTTGGCTGTTGAAGACGGAGAGTATGCCAACCGCAAATTGTTCACGCACATTGTCTTCGCCGAGAAGACCATGGGTAGAGCTAAGAAGATGATCCGCACACTTGGGCGTGTCGAACTTCTGGAGCGGCGCTTCGACCCTGAGAAGGAAGCAGACTCCTTTGTGGGTTGCCGCGCACGCGCACGTGTAGGTATCCGTAAGTACGAAGGTGAGAACCGTAATGAAGTAAAGCAGCTTTTGCCTGCAGGAGAGTCTGGGGATGCATTCGGGGCAACCTAATCTAGCCCACAGACTGTCGGAGGGGTGGGTATCTCTAAATCAACTGTCAAAGATTTTAGGGATTACCTACCCCACCGTTATGCGTCTGCGCAAACAAGGACGAGTTAGAGTTGTTCTTGTGGGAGGAATATTCCGTGTGTATGCGGACGAGGTAAAAAGGCTGCTTGCAGAAGGCACAAGTAAAATAGTGGCCGAGCCCGAACCCGATGCAGCTCCACAAAAGAAATGTAAAACACAACAACCTTTAGAAGGAGACTAAGATGTCGAAAGCTTTGGTACTTTTAAGTGGTGGTCTGGACAGCACAACATGTCTGTACCTGGCGAAAAAGAATTTTGACGAGGTTGCTGCACTGTCAGTTAACTATGGGCAGCGCCACGCGAAAGAGATTGACTGTGCTTCCAAGGTATGTGCATTGAATTTGATCCCACATTGGGTACATGAAATCCCGAAAATTGAAAATGTTATGCTTACGGATCCTGAAGCAGAAGTCCCAGACATCAGTTATGACCAGATCGAAGGTGTTTCACCTACGTATGTACCTTTCAGAAACGGTTTGTTGTTAGGTAATGTGGCTAGTTTAGCCCAAGCAAGGGGGTTCGACGCTATATATTTTGGAGCCCATTCAGAAGATGCCAAAAATTGGGCTTACCCAGACTGCACTCCGGAGTTTATTGGGGCGATAGCGAATGCTATTCACGTAGGTACTTATTTTAAAGTACGCTTGTACACGCCGCTACAATGGCTAATGAAATCGGAAATCGTAACACTAGGGAATTCTTTGGAGGTTCCTTTCGAGATGACCTGGAGTTGTTATAAAGGGGAAGATTTGCACTGTGGTGTGTGCCCCACATGCAGATCACGTAAGCAGGCTTTTATAGACGCAGGTGTTGAAGATCCCACAGTGTACGCAGCATAGGTGGGAGATGGTAGAAACCACCTACAGCGTTCTAGATCTTTTTTCTCAACCAGTCCCCCAGGAGAAGTGTGTAATGAGCTCCACTCCAGTATCAGAGGTTATACGCAGTCGTATACTTGATAGCGGTGCCTCCTTCTGTGCCAATGATAGTATTGCTCCCTATATAACAGAGCAAGATCGTAACCGACTTTTCGATGAAGTAAAGGAAAAAGTAGAAGCACTGTTACGTTCT